ATTGAGATTAAGGATTTCGAGGTAACCAACGACTGCAACTTCAAGTTTTGGTGCAAATAAGGAGGAACGGACAATGATGTGTGATTTAAGTAAGATAACACAAAAGACAAGAACCCTCTTCAACGAACTCGACCGCAAGCTGAAAGGTACTGATGACGAATACAGATACCTCCTCGGAGTGAACGGGCTGAACGAAGTCTGCTTCACCGACCTTCGCACAATGACCGATGTGAAAGGCAACCGTGCAGCGCAAGCAGAAATTAAAAAGCTTCTCAAGAAATAATACAACTTCAAACTGAATGGAGCTGAAAGGCTCTGTTCCTCGTTACACGAAAGGCCTGCAAGGGTCTTATTTTTATACCCATTTTTAAAGGAGGTGTTCGACACGAGAAAACTAAAGAAATATACTCCTACGAAGTTTATGGCAAAGGACTCCTCCTACAGTAAGGATGCCGCTGATTATGCCGTAAACTTTATTGAATGTCTGTGCCATACCAAAGGCACATGGGCAAGAAAACCTTTTGAACTCATAGACTGGCAAGAGCAGATTATCCGGGACATTTTCGGAACGCTCAAGCCTAATGGTTACAGGCAGTTCAATACAGCCTACATAGAAATACCAAAAAAGCAAGGAAAATCGGAGCTTGCCGCCGCAGTAGCTCTTCTTCTCACTTGTGGTGACGGTGAAGAACGAGCCGAGGTTTACGGCTGTGCTGCAGACCGACAGCAAGCATCCATTGTTTTCAATGTTGCTGCGGATATGGTTCGTATGTGTCCGGCTCTTTCAAAAAGAGTAAAAATCCTTGACTCACAAAAAAGACTTATATTTCTACCAACAGGAAGTATCTATCAAGTGCTGTCAGCCGATGTCGGAAACAAGCACGGCTTCAATACCCACGGCGTTGTATTCGATGAGCTTCACACCCAACCGAACAGAAAACTCTTTGATGTTATGACAAAGGGGTCTGGTGACGCTCGAATGCAACCGCTATATTTCCTGATCACCACAGCGGGTAATGATACGAAATCTATATGCTATGAAATACACCAAAAAGCAAAGGACATCATTGAAGGCAGAAAGATTGACCATACCTTCTATCCTGTAATTTACGGTGCTGATGAAGCAGATGATTGGACAGACCCAAAGGTGTGGAAAAAAGCAAACCCCTCTCTTGGCATTACTGTTGCTATTGATAAGGTAAAAGATGCCTGTGAATCCGCAAAACAAAATCCCGGTGAGGAAAACTCGTTCAGGCAGCTCCGTCTTAATCAATGGGTCAAGCAAGCGGTGCGTTGGATGCCGATGGACAAATGGGACAAGTGTGCATTTGCCGTGAACGAGGATGAACTTGAAGGCAGAGTTTGCTATGGCGGACTTGACCTTTCATCCACAACCGACATCACAGCGTTTGTGCTTGTGTTTCCACCTACCGATGAGGATGACAAATTTGTGGTCATGCCATATTTTTGGATTCCAGAGGACAACCTTGACCTTCGTGTTCGGCGTGACCATGTTCCTTATGATGTTTGGGAACGGCAAGGATACCTCCAAACTACCGAAGGCAATGTTGTTCATTACGGATACATAGAACAGTTTATAGAACGGCTCGGTGAAAGATTTAATATCCGTGAAATTGCATTTGACCGTTGGGGTGCTGTACAGATGGTTCAGAACCTTGAGGGAATGGGATTCACAGTTGTTCCTTTCGGACAGGGTTTCAAAGATATGTCTCCACCTACAAAGGAGCTGATGAAGCTCGTGCTTGAAGAAAGAATCGCACACGGAGGACATCCCGTTCTTCATTGGATGATGGATAATATTTTCATACGAACAGACCCAGCAGGCAACATTAAGCCGGACAAAGAAAAATCAACAGAAAAAATCGATGGTGCAGTTGCAACCATTATGGCTCTCGACAGAGCAATTCGCTGCGGAAATGATAGAACTGAAAGTGTCTATGATGAACGCGGCATTTTGTTTATATAGGAGGGATGAAATGGAAAAGCAAGTAAAACATATAGTTTCGCTCTCTGGCGGCAAAGACTCAACCGCAATGCTTCTTCGTATGCTTGAAGAAGGGATGCACGTTGACATTATCCTTTTCTGTGACACGGGTTTAGAGTTTGAAGGAATGTACCGACATATTGATAAGTTGGAAAAGTATATCGGAATACCTATCACAAGACTTAAATCCGCACAGCCTTTTGAGTACCTTTTCTTTGAGCATATGCCCAAGCGAAAGAACCCTGAACTTATAGGTCGCAAAGGATACAGTTGGAGTGGCCCACGGAACAGATGGTGTACTGCGATGTTAAAGACAAGGATAATAGACCGCTATCTCCGAGAACTTTCAAAAGAATACACCCTTAAACAGTACATCGGAATCGCAGCAGACGAGCCACATCGTATGCGTGAATATAATTATCCGCTTATTGATTGGGGTATGACTGAAGCCGACTGCCTTGCTTATTGCAAAGAGCGTGGCTTTGATTGGGATGGTTTATATGATATTTTTCATCGGGTTTCCTGTTGGTGCTGTCCTTTGCAGTCATACGATGAGCTTCGTAAACTACGCAGACACTTCCCGGAGCTTTGGGAGCGATTAAGATATATGGACAAAAACACATGGAGAAATTTTTTGAAAAACTACTCCGTGGAACAGCTCGAAGCAAGGTTTGCTTTCGAGGATGAATTAACAGAGCAAGGCTTACCGATTAAAGGTAAAGCCTTTTTTAATGCTTTGAAAGAACGCTTGAAGGGAGTTGAATGATATGGGAATTTTACAAGGACTATTCCGCTCAAGGGATAAGCCTCAAAACAGAACTGTTGGTAGTGCCTATACTTTCTTTATGGGTGGCTCAACATCGGGTAAGCCTGTAAACGAAAGGTCTGCAATGCAGATGACAGCGGTGTACTCTTGCGTGAGAATACTTGCTGAAGCAATCGCAGGTCTGCCACTCCATGTTTATAAATACAACGAAACAGGCAGCAAGGAAAAAGCCGTTGACCATCCGCTTTATCTTCTGCTCCATGATGAGCCGAACCCGGAAATGAGTTCTTTTGTGTTTAGGGAAACTCTTATGACACATCTTCTGCTTTGGGGCAACGCATACGCTCAAATCATCCGAAACGGCAAAGGTGAGGTTATTGCCTTGTATCCTTTGATGCCCAATAAGATGACTGTGGACAGAGACGAAAACGGACAGCTTTATTATACCTACCTTCGCTCCACCGAAGAAGCTCACACAATGGAAGGCTCATCCGTAATTCTTAAACCTTGCGATGTACTTCACATCCCCGGACTTGGATTTGATGGTCTTGTGGGATACTCGCCCATAGCAATGGCAAAGAATGCAATCGGTATGGCAATAGCCTGTGAAGAGTTCGGTGCCAAGTTTTTTGCTAATGGTGCAGCTCCAAGCGGTGTGCTTGAACACCCCGGCACAATAAAAGACCCATCAAGGGTTCGTGAGGCATGGCAGAGTCAGTTCGGTGGTTCTTCAAACTCCGGCAAGGTTGCTGTTTTGGAAGAAGGTATGAAATACACGCCGATTTCTATCTCCCCGGAACAAGCACAATTCTTGGAAACAAGAAAATTCCAAATCAATGAAATTGCTCGAATTTTCAGAGTGCCTCCCCATATGGTTGGAGACCTTGAGAAGTCGAGCTTTTCTAATATAGAGCAACAATCCCTTGAGTTTGTGAAATACACTCTCGACCCGTGGATTATCCGATGGGAGCAATCTATGGCAAGAGTGCTTTTTTCTACTGACGAGAAAAAGGAGTATTTCATAAGTTTCAATCTTGAAGGTCTGCTGCGTGGTGATTACCAAAGCAGAATGAGTGGTTACTCCATTGCGAGACAGAACGGCTGGATGAGTGCTAACGATATCCGTGAGCTTGAGAATCTTGACCGCATTCCTGCCGAGCAAGGTGGTGACCTTTATTTAATTAACGGCAGTATGCTTCCGCTTGGAAACGCGGGAGCTTTTGCAAATTTGAATTCAGAAAAGGAGGAAAACAACCAAGATGAAGAAGTTCTGGAACTGGACGAACAGCACGGAGACGCAGACGAGGACACTTCACCTCAACGGAACAATCGCCGAGGAAAGTTGGTTCGATGACGATGTCACACCACAGCTTTTTAAGGATGAACTGTATTCCGGGGATGGAGATGTTACTGTTTGGATTAACTCTCCGGGCGGTGACTGTGTTGCTGCAGCACAGATTTACAATATGCTCAAAGATTATAACGGCAATATCACCGTTAAAATTGATGGCATTGCAGCATCGGCAGCATCGGTTATTGCAATGGCAGGCACAACAGTTTTGATGTCTCCCGTTTCGATGCTTATGATTCACAACCCTGCAACACTCGCTTTCGGTGATGCCGGGGATATGAAAAAAGCAATTGAAATGCTTAATGAGGTCAAGGAATCCATCATTAATGCGTATGAACTCAAGACAGGAATGTCACGGGCAAAAATATCGCACCTTATGGATTCTGAAACTTGGATGAATGCATATAAAGCGGTTGAACTTGGCTTTGCTGATGACATCCTCTTTCGCAATGCTGACGAGGACACAGATGAGGACGAGGACGAAGAAAAGCTCGAAATCGGAACAGAACCCGAAGAAGAGCCGAAGACTCCCGACCCCAAAGAAGAGGACGATGAGGACGAGGATGAAAAGAAAACACCACCCGCTCCACCTGCAAAGCAAAAGGCAGATGCGATGATGTTTTCTCGAAAAGCAACGGATAGTGCTTTGATAACAAAAATCTCAAAGCATTATAAAGAAGCTCCGGCAACCCCAACTAACAAAGGTCGTTCCGTTAATGAGCTTATGGAGCGATTAAATCTTATGAAACGATAATTTTAAGGAGGATTTATAACTATGACTATTATTGAAATGCGTAACAAAAGAGCAAAGGCTTTTGAAGCTGCAAAGGCGTTCTTGGAAGCACACGCTACTGACGGGATTCTTTCTCCCGAAGATAGTGCAACCTATGATGATATGGAAAAGAGCATCAAGAAGTATGACGAGGCAATCGGCAGAATGGAAAGGCTCGAAGCTATGGATGCAGAGCTTTCAAAGCCTGTATCTACACCCATTACAGAAAAACCTGTAAAACCTGCCGAGAATACCAAGACAGGACGAGCTTCCGATGCATATAAAAATGCGTTCTGGACACAGGCTCGTGCAAAGAATGGTGTATCTTATGAGGTAAGAAACGCCCTTCAGGAAGGTGCTGATTCAGAAGGCGGATACCTTGTTCCCGATGAATTTGAGAAGAAACTTGTTACTTCTCTTACCCACAAGAATGTAGTTCGTGACCACGCTCACGTCATTACAACCAACAGCGGTTCTCACAAAATTCCGATTGTGGCTTCAAGAGGTACTGCTTCTTGGGTTGAAGAGGAAGGCGCAATTCCCGAAGGTGATGATGTATTCGGTCAGCAGCAGATTGATGCTCACAAAGTTGGTACTCTCATTAAGGTTTCGGAAGAACTCCTTAATGATTCCGCCTTTGACCTTGAGAGCTATTTTGCGACAGAGTTCGCAAGAAGAATCGGTGACAAAGAGGAAGAAGCATTCCTTGTTGGCGATGGCAACAAAAAGCCTCTCGGTATTTTTGCTGAAACAGGTGGCGCTGATGTAGGCGTTACAGCTGCTTCTGCAACTGCAATTACAGCGGATGAACTTATCAATCTTTTCTACAGCCTCGAAGCTCCGTATCGTAAGAATGCAATTTGGATTGTAAATGATGCAACAATCGCTGCTGTGAGAAAGCTCAAGGACACAACCGGGCAGTATTTGTGGCAGCCTGCGCTTCACGAAGGCGGACACGAAACCTTGCTCGGCAAGAAAATCTATACTTCACCTTTCGTTCCTGAACTTGCAGCCGGAGCGAAAAC